GGCTGTCCAGCGACAAGTCAGACTCAGTTAATGCGTGTGAAGTCCAATCATTGTTGTTGCCACTCTGGTCGAGCCAGTAAGCGTACTCACGTTTGTCCGCGAAAGCTATGTAGATGTATTCACCGTTAGTTGCGTTACGACCAGCACCTGGGTCATCTAAAGTAAAACCAGTATCAGTAAATGTAAATCTACCAGATGCAGACGATTCAGCGCTACTTGTATTAGCGTATAAAACAGGGTCATTAGGTATATCTCTAACAGAGTCTAATATTTCCCAGCTACCAGTAGCATCAGTACGCTTAATCATTACGAACGCTGGTTTGAATCCAGTACTTACTGACTTACCACTAGAGCCTGAGCCAGTATAACTACCAATCTTTGAGTAGCCTGATACCGAATGGAAGCAGTAGGCGATAAAAGGTATTCCATTATTATTAGTGGCAGCATCTCCACTATATACAGAGAACACAGAAGTTGTGGCATCTGTCGAATTCCAAACTGCAGATGTACCTTCAGCGCCAGTGGTATTTAATAGTAGTTTCTTAGTACCCCCACCAACTGAAGTGTATGTCATCCAGTTATTGTCAGCAGCACTATTTCTTGCCTTAACTATTATCATATCAGGCGCTTGAGTTAAGCCGTGACCTACACTTTGGGAAGTGCTACCGTTACCCGTATATGAAACAATACTCTGACCGTAAGTAGTGCTTGCTCTTACATCTGAGGGAATAGTGCCATCTGTATTAGCCAATCGACAGGAAACATTATCTAACTTAACTGTTGCTTGGTTTCCTCCACCTATTTCTATGTTTATATATGTTGTTGTGCCTACTGCTTCAAATACGACAGTGTGTGTTCCAACCCCAACGTTAGTCCCATTAATGATATTCTTCTTGGTACTAGAGGTTACGTCATTTGATGTGCCTACGTGCAGTCTAGCATAAGGATATGTAGCTGTTATTACTTCCATTGATACTACATACTTTTTAGTTTCCCAATCGGCAGTGTTTATGGCTTGCCAGACCATACCATTTACTCCTGAGTTAGGAATTATTTGAAGTGTGCCAGAAGAATATGAAATATTAGCTTGGGCTGATGTCCAATCATCAATATTACTATCAAACGTACCATTAGTCACTAAGTTACCCGAAGGTAGTCCACCCATATCCCAGCACCAAGTGACATAGGTTCGGTCACTACCGTTAAACTGTCCACCACCACCCTCACCGTTTAATAAAAAACCATCTGTAGTAAATGAATCAAAACCATCTCCCGAACTTGTTGTTGATTCTGCATTTGTTGTAGCTGGTCTTAATCTTTTTGAAACACCCCTAACTGTATCAACAATTTCGTGTGGGTCTGTTCCGTTTCGTCTTTTAACCCAAAGCAAGTCTGCACTGAAACCAACACCGCCAATATATTGGTCAGCACCAGTACCAGTATAAACAGTCGCACTGAAACCCTCTACTGTGTAGTCCTGTTTGAACGGTAGGTAGAAGCCGTTTGTGCCATAATCGCCTGTGTATTCTTTAGCTTTCCAGTGTCCGTATGTTTCGTCAAATTCACCGAAGTCAGTTGGTTCTAGTGCCGAGCCATCAATGAAATGAACGTCTGCGAGGTAGCCGTCTAGGTATTGATTTGGTGATGTATGGTGGTTTGTTTTACTAACATAATGGTTAGACGTAGAGTTAACAAATGTATCTAAATTTCTTGCTGGGAAACCATTAGGCGGAGAATAGACTTCTGTTACTGTTAATTGACTCCCATTAACATACATTTTAATTCTGTTAGATGCAGTTGCCTGTGTTGTATCAACAGCAAAAAGTATATGATACCAAGCCGAAGGGTCACGAAAAACAGTATCTCCCGATTTTAATCTATTATATGTTCCACCACCTGCTCTATTATCGGTCGTAAATGCCAGTTTATTGTTTGAATCCAGAAGTATCTCTGTTCTTGAGTCATAAGTGCCATTACCCGCACTAAATAGAATCCTGCTTATCGTTAAGTTACCAAGTTTTACCCAACAACTAAAAGTCCAAGTCCTGAGATTACCAGCACTAGGAGTCCTACTTAGATAAGCAGAATCATTGTTATTAAATCTTAACGAGTTGGCGATGTCGTAGCCTGTGTCTGTACTGACACCTGCTGCTCCGATTAACTGATTTTCATTCAATACACTCATATTTAAGGATTCTTAATGTTTAGTGAAAGGACAGCGTGAATTTCTTCTGCGCTCGAAGTATCGTTTTTAACTACATAATCCAACCGATCAACTGAACCAGTAGCTGTGCTTATATCTGGCACTGTGCCACCTGCAAACTTAAATGCGGTATTAAAACCAAGCGTCTTGGCTGATGATGCGTGTTGCGTGATAAAGTAACTACCGCTTTGCCCAGCGGTGACATTGCTGGGTAAACTCAATGTTGTATTCTCAGTTAATGTATGAGAGAAATTATTTGAGTCGTTAAAGTTAGAAGTAAGCGCAGCAGATGTTGATGTTATTGCTGTAATCTCACCACGTTGTCCAGCGGTAAAGGTTTGGGTTGCGGTTGTAATCGCAGTATTGGCAGCGTTAGCTTCTGCACCACTCGGTGCGTGTGCTGCTTGGGAATGGGTATGGCCAGTATCGTAATAGCCCTTTAGTGTATTAGTGAGGTTGTTTTGCGACAGTTCACCGTCCTGAACTGAATAGGTTGTGTTGGTGTCGGTATCAACCCAAGGCACATTAACAACACCTTGCCCAGAAGAGTTTATTTGTAAACCATAAGTTCTGGTTGCTGTAGTAGTTATATCACTAGCTGCTGTTGTTTGTGTGGCATTATCTTCTAACTTTATAAGTCCTAAAGTGCTACTACTTCCAGCACTATAAGTTATAGCATCATACAATGCATCCAGAACTCCTGCCGTGATACGCAACTCAATCCTATCACCGGCTGCATAGGCTCTAGCTGTCGTGCTCTCCTGAGCCCTTACTACCGTCAGAACATCCGTGGACCTAGTGGTGCACTTGACAATCTCGAGGTTATTTGAACTATCAAGAAGCGTTGCCAAAAAGTAGTCAGGGGCTGAAAATGAGGGGAATCTAGCTCCCTCGCCTGTCGTGAGCGTAATACTTGTAGCACTATTTGTAATACTGGATGCTAAGGTTGAATACGCGTTATTAGCAAATTTAATCGCCATAGTCTACTCCTAGTTCACAGTGATTGTCCAAGTAATACCTAGTGTATCAGCTGCTGCCTTGTTAATTACAGAAAATGTTGTACGACATAACATTGTACCACTTGAAGAAGCATTGAAAATACCTGCTTCTGTTACTGCACCTGTGCCTGTACCCGCAGGAAAAGTAACTACATATGCCACGGCGTTAGCTGTAACAGTTGTAGAAGTTAATCCAGTTCTGCTACTTGAAATTACAGACTCAAGTGCTGTGTTACCAGCTGCTGCACCTGTTGTACCTGTACCTAATTCCACATGAGACATTGTTGTTGTTGTCGTATTCATACGTGAAGTAATAAAGTTCTTACCCGTGGTAACAACAGTATTCGGAACAATCACTTCCTGAGTGACATCGCCCCCTTCATTCGTTAGGGTGAGCTTTAATTCACCCGTTAATCTAATGCTATCTTTTAACATTATTTTCCTCCTAGTTAATAAGGGCTATGTTAGCCATATAGTTTCCGATTGTCAACGTCGGATAGTGAAAGTCTACCACAAAACCTGCACCGCTTGAGTCGGGATATGTAATTAGACCATCGTTCATAATAGGTTCGTTAACCAAACCTGGTGCACCAATGGTGCCTGTATGTGCTTCATACCTTGTACTATCAGCACATTCGTCACTGTAAAGTCTATATGCATTTACTAAGCTATGCACGTTACCTAATAAGTCATCATAACATGGTACGTCTATACTTCTTGGGGTATGTATAAATCCTGATTCCCCATCAGACATAAATACTTGACTAAGGGGTCTTGTTTGGGCGCCTAAAGTATGTGTGGTTACAATACTATCCCCAGCAGTTACTGCATCATCAGGCTCGTTCTTATTATAATGAAATGTATTAAGTAAAGACGCCATTGTAATAGCATTAGAAAGACTTTGACCTGGAACTACATCGACAACATCACCTATAGTTACTGCAGTAGATGTTATTAGTTTATTTGGTTGATTAGCAACACTACTTGCTGCAGTGACGCTAGAGTCCGGTGCGTTGGCAATGGATTTCACGTCAGAATCTGTTGCTGTGAGTGGGTCGGGTACACTCTTCCTAGGACCTATCACGACAACATCAGTTGCTGCAACAGGGTCAGGGTCTACATCATCATCGCTCATGTCAAAGTCAACCGAAGAGGCGAATATCTTAGTAGGCACTGAACTTATTGTTACATCAGACCCTAATATTTTTACAGACTCCAAAGATGAAGAAGATGCTAGCGTTAATGCACTAGAAAGACTTCGACCTGGAACTACATCGACAACATCACCTATAGTTACTGCAGCAGATGTTATTGGTTTATTTGGTTGATTAACAACACTACTTGCTGCTGTAACTATACTAGAAAGACTTCGACCTGGAACTAAATCAACAACATCACCTATAGTTACTTCATCAGTTTCACCCTTTCCAGGAACTAAATCAACAACATCGGTTGCTGTAACAGGGTCAGGGTCAACATCAACGTCACTCATATCGAAGTCAACTGATGAGTTAAATATTTTGCTAGGTGCTGAGTCTACTACTACACTAGATACTAAACTCGGTAACGTGAAATCCATTGCCAACGCATCTGATGTGGGCAGTAATTCCGTTAAAGGCTTAGTAACAACAACAGGACTAAGTACATCAATTGCTGTGACTTCTTGTGTTTGTAATGGTATTAAAGGAGGTAAGTATACTAATACACTTATTGATGATTCAGCTGCTACTACTGCTGTTATAGAAGATTCACTTTTAGCATATGATATGCTTGGTACTGAAGCCGAAGCCGATGGAATTAAATCTAATGACTGTGTAAACTTTACGTTCACTAGAAATTTTCTCTAACTCTAAATCGCAATGTATCATACACTGTCTGTATGCTACTATTGTAATTTACGATTATTTCTCCCTCATAAGCTCCCGCATCAACATCTAATATACCACCTGAAAAATCAAACTGAACCTTACCCGTCGTACCACTACTTACTTTTGTAGTCGAAATAGTTGATAATAATGTTGTACTACCCCTGGCTCTAAACTTAACTGTAACTGTAGTTGTACTTGCTGATAAGTCTAGTACAGCATCTGTAACGTCATCAGTTAATGTTAGAATTATTACCGGCTTCGCATCGCCTTTTACTAATTTAATTACATCAGCCATAATATCCCTATGCTAGTGGGCGCATCTCAATTGTCATAGATGCTCTTGCTGCACCTAGATTTGTTCTTGCTCTACGCTCTGAAATTTTAAATGAAAATTGTTTTGCATGGTATGTTGCTAACTTTGTATCACTCCACTCTTTACCTGGGAGTACAAGAAGATGTTGTAGAGCACCATGCATAATTACATTCTCTAATTCATCTAATACTGACCTATCCATTTTAGTCGCTGTGCGTAGAGGCTTTAGAGCAACAATCATCTTAAGGTCATAACTTGCTGCATCATCTGGAACGGGTGCAACAACAAAGTTATCGGCGTCAAACTGAGTAATATATCTAGGCTCTGAACGCTCATCTATCGTAGCTTCAGGCCATTTTGGTTGTATATCATGCAAATGCTCAAGAGTGATAGGCTTAAGTCTACGACCATTTACTGTTACTGTTATAAACGCATGTACTTCTGCATCAGTGGGTGCACTGTACGCATAATCATAAGCACCAGGGACTAATCGCAATGCAGGCTGCTCATAACGCCATGATAAAGTTCTTTCACATGCCTCAATTGCTGCATCACGAACATATTGTTCAATAATTGGTGTTGGGCATCCTGGGACATTTGGAGCTAAACGGGATACAACTGTACTAAAATCTCGTGCGGCCACTACCTACCTCCTTCTGATTGCCGGATATTTGTACCTGAATCTTCTGTGTCAGTTATTATTCGACCTCTAAGACTTACACCTAATGCTTGTGTAAAGGACTCATGAAACAACTTAGCCCTACCAGAATTAACATGCTCATTATCAACAGATTCTGCTAAGAATACTGTAGCATCTATTAAGCAAGGAAGATATGCTTCTGATAATAAAGTGATTGTTGTTACGAGGTCATAAGTAGCAGGAACCTGCGCATATTCTACAACTAGCTGCTGTCCTGCTGGAGCTTTAGGGTATATAAAAAATTTATTGGGGTTACGAACATGCCGCATCCAGTTTGTGGCTGCCGCTGATGCGTCGTTCATCCATGCTGGAAGAGACTGGTCTAACGTTTCGCGGTCTACTTCGATAACACCGTCACCACCTACTACTGAGTAAACTTCAATAATTCGAATTGAATCCGATGGAGCATCTTGTAGTACTGCATCAGTTGCGCAAGTTACTGTACCTACATAAGCAAATAAATCAGGTCGTAGTACTGCAATCCGCTTTAGTGACTGATTAGCAAATCCTAAAAGTACTGTGTCAGAATAACGCTGCGGCGAATCAATGTCTTGCAGAATACGTCTAGTTTCAGTAATTACATCATTCAATATCATTTAGGCAACCCTTTTGATGCTTCTGCAGCTAATTCTACAGGAGTTAAATCGGGCTGTTCAGGTATTTTTTTGGTTGCTAAATTCATATTAGCCTTCCGCGTTTCCTGTTTTTTTGGGAAGTATTTTTCGGGGAATGCTACCTCTTCAGAAACCTCTTCACATAATTCATTTTCGGCAAGATACTTATTCCAACCATAAATTGTGCCATCTGTTATATGGCGTAACCACCTAGCGGTACTCATAATATCCTCCTTTAAAGAAAAGGCGGGGGACCTAAGCCCCCTGCCTTAGTCTAACTTAAGAACAATCTGCAACAACTGCCCACAAACGCATTACTGCTACATCAGCTGCATTGACAGTTTTAATGTCAATTGTATCAGCTGCTGCGTAGTATTTACCGTTTGAGTAACCTGTAACAGTGTTTGGTGCTGCTTCTGCTAGTACCAAAGATGTTGAGAAAGAGCCGACAGCATTGCCAGCTACTCCATCTAAGTACCCATCAGGGTCAGTACCATCGCCAACATCTATAGTTAGCGTGCCACCTTCTGCTGTAGTTACATCAAGCCCCACTGCTAAAACCATGGTCTTAGCTGGAATGTGTAACGCCGTTAGAACGTCGCCGCTCGCTAAAGCTGTTAAGCTCGCTGCTGCACGGTCAGTAGTAATTGTTGCGAAGTTTAAAGTTACTTCTAGAACTCCGACTTTACTTACACCTGAAGCAACGTGAGCTGCTACGCCTAAGTTATAGCCTGTTCCATCTGTATATGTAGCCATTTCAACCTCCTATTATACTGTGACCACGGACTGACACAACGCTTCGCCTTTAGTAACCTTATAACCATATACTTGTAGACCACGGATAATATTACCAAATGTTGTTTCAGAACGTAAAGTTTCAAGATTAGTCATCTGCGATGCAAATGTAAATCCCATCTTATGCCCAGCGATAAGGTCAAACTCACTACCTGTCTTCTTAAGATTATGACTGACATATACTGTAAATCTATCAATCATACCTAAGCGACCGTTACGTAGTGGAGATGAACCATCACCTGTTATAGATGCATCCTTAAGGTCAGAAGACTTGATGTGGGCTCCCATCTTCGCTGGAATAACCAAGAAACGGTCACTCTCAGGAGAATTAGCTTCATCAAGAATTAGACCCATGTTGATAATATGCTCGATAACATTAGTTTTAGTTAGGGCAACTGGAGTACCAGCTACACCTAAATTAATGTTACCTGAGATACGACCAGCAGTTGCGCCTTTATTGGCAGCAGCGATACCCGGAAGGATATCTGCCAATACACGAGAGTCAATCTTGAGCTTCATACGCTCGGAAGCGTCTTTAGACCATTGGTCCATCATTTTTATATCTGATTGGACTCTATCAACGTCGTCTTCAACTGCCGCAAAATACTCACCTTTATCAATGAGTAGTTGCAACTTAGGTTTATCTGGGTTCTCAACCGTTAAGGTTTGACCCTTCACATAATCGCGGACTGTCAACTCGGGCATGGTACGGATATTAACCGTATCACCGAAGTTTTTAATCTCGCCCTCATAGTCAGTATTAGAAATTGCTGCCAACACCGTAGCGTCGTAGAAATTTTCAATAAGTTTGCCTGACCAAATCTCTGGGATAAAATTCCCAGTATATGCCGGTTTACCGGATGATACTGCAAATGCCATATGTTTCTCCTATATTATATTATGCAGTGACAATGCGACCATCTCGCTGTGCAGCGAAAATGTCGCGTTCAATTCTAGCACGTTCTTTTCCCTGACCTTTATAATTTCCTCGCTTAACATCATTATAAAACTGTGAAATATCTGCAGGAGTATACGTCTGGTCGCTAGTTGATGTAGGAATACCAGTGGATTTACTCTTACCTGGTGAAACCTGCTTCTCTAGCTGGGATTGAGAATTTGCCTTAACTTGTTGAGCTTGTGGCTTACCATTATTTTCTCCCCAAGTTGAAAAAAAGTTAGACACCCTCTGTACGTCAAAGTTGCTTTGTGCATCTTCTAAGTATGTTTGGCGGCTAATCCCTGTCAATGGGTCGATACTCAGTAACCAGTTTTGGAAATCCGGGTCAACATTAATATCTCTCCAATTTGGGACATTAGACTCTAATTGAGACCAAAATGAGTGTTCAGTACTCTGATTTTGCTGCTGTGCTAACTGCTCTACGCGAGGTATCACACCATTAAAATTAGATTGTAGTTGCTGAATAACTCCTTCTAACTGGGTTATGCGACTATTAGATACATTAGATTCTTCCTTAGATACGCGACGCATAACGTCAATCGAATCACCATAGTCTTCTATATCTTGTTCTGTTATTAGAACTTGAGGTTCCTCTAACTTCACTGGGATAGGTTCAGGTTTATTCGCCGCTGTGCTAAGTAACTGTTCTAATTGGCTAACTCTATTTGCTAATTCACGTTTACCTGCATGCAAACGAGGAATTTCTGCATTATACATTCCCTGTAGGGTCTTATATTTTTGGTCTAATGATTTATCATCTTGAGTGTCTGCTACCATTTGCTCTTCTGGTGCGGACTGAGCTGCTTGTTCATCAACACGGTCGGCAGGTACTTCCGCAACTACAGCTTCTCCTTCAGCAGGTTGGGTTTCAAGACCCGCCTCTGATTCAGTTCCCTTAACATCCTCGTTAAGGTCTGCATATAATTGTTGTACTGCCTCTGACTGTTTCCTAACTTGCTCTGGTATTGCCATGTTATCGCTCCTATATTGGTATGCGTAATAAAATACAGCTATCCTTTAGACTCTGCTGCTAAATCTGGGGACTTCTCAGCAAAATCTGAGAGTTCTTTTAAAATCTGACACCGTCCCTGAGCTAATGCCACATTCATAGTTACGTTTGGTAGCTGCCCTAGTTCATGCGACTGCCATCCTTTAATCCATTCTAATAGAACTGGATACTGGCGAACAGTTGCTCCTAGTGCATGAACAACCTCTGGTGCAGGTTTTATCATCCTGCGCCTCCCGTCACGCGATTGCTTACTGTGTTTCCTTCATATCCACCTTTGGGTGTGCCGTCTGGTTGTGTTGGAGTCCCACCTTGCGGAGCTTGCTGCGATGCAGCTAAAGCTCGCTTGGCGTTCACACGCTCACTAAAACCGGCTTTTTCCCGAGATGGAATGATATCATCCACAGGCATTTGCAAACCTTTAGCCACTTCGCGAAGAATCGCGGCACGGCCTTCTTTACCAACAATTTCCATGTCGTATTCGTTGGCGGTTGCTTGAAGAAATTCAATTCGGCGTACATTAACAGTCTCTTTAACTGCCAAGTTAATAGCGCCGCGGGCGATAATTTCAACATCGCCTTTAATACTTTCATCTGGGTCATAACACATATTATAAACAAACTGTCTATGGACAATCTTTTTAATTACATCACTGTCAATATGCATAACTACTTGTCTAATTCCTTTACCGGCTGAACCCATAAGCATAGATAGCCCTGACGCTGTGCGTCCTGCCCCATGTACATTAAGGTCACCTGAAATATAAGATGGAATACCAGAGTGGTCATCAGCTAATGCACTGAACTTCTCATATACTTGCATCAATGTAGTTGCATTATCTTCTGGCTGTGTAAACCTTATAGCTGGAGCACTAGCTCCTAATGGGTCATTAGTTACTTGCCAGATTTTCCAAGGGTGCATCTGAGTAATATCTTCATTTGGTGGTATACGCTCTAAGTTAACCTCTACTTGAGGTCCTGATGAGATACCCATATTATTAACTAAAGCTCGTGCAGCCGCGTTACATATATTCTGTACATCTTCAATAACTTCAGGTATGCCTTTACCCCAAAACGCGCCTGGACTTTTAATAAGGGATGTTTTAGCAAACGGCTTTTCTCCTAACGGGTCATAATTTAATACTGCTTTAACTATATAATTACCTATAATCCATACGCACGCTTCATACTCACGAGCCTCATCTGGTATTTCTTCTTCCTCTAACCCCCATTCGCGTAGCATTTTGCCACTTATCTTGCCATGAAACTCTAATGCATCAAAAATTTCTGTAGGCCGTTTATGACTTTGTGTTTTACGTTCAGCCTCTTCCTTTTCAAACTGGATTTCCTCGTTAACCCAGCTTGTTACACTTTCATCCTGCAGAATCTTACGTATAGCTTCTTCGTCATAATTAGGAACCCCAATCAGTTCAGACAACTCCATACGTGTTAATGGATGATGCTCAAATATGTAACCATCATCAATTTTTGTAATTCCTGGTTCAGGATAAATTTTGAA